TGTCTTTTTTTTTCTTTGACTCCGGGGTTCCAATTTATTCTAAATTAGTCCTCCACTCCGTTGAAGTTTGAATCGCTTCGCTCGTGTCTTGAACATCCCAATTTCTACAAAATTAGGACGTCCGCCCGAGACGTCACCTAACGGTTCCTTGTAAGATTTAGCTGATAGCTGCGCTGCTCCCGCGGGACTCGATACACAAAGTGCTCGCGGAATAAACCGCACTCCGCCTTTGTTCGGGGAATTGAGTCGTGCTTCAATCACACTTCAACTTCAATCACACTTCAACTTCAATCACACTTGTTCTTTGTGGAACATGTTCTTCGTGGAACATGTTCTTCGTGGAACGTGTTCTTCATGGAACGTGTTCTTCATGGAACATGTTCTTCGTGGAACATATTCTCTATCACACTTTAACTCGGAACATTTTAATCTTGCTGGGTTATTTTAATCGTACTCGGATCTTTTTAATCGTGGTCTATTTTCATTTTCATTCTCGAAACTCTCACAAAAACTCAAACACTCGAGCTTTCACACAAACACAAACGAACTAACCATGGCCATCATCAACACTCACATGCCGTTCTCCGACAATGGCGAACTCATTCAGGTCGATATGCAGAAGGCGTTGTCTTGTCTTATGTTTTTTAACACTCTTGGTATCTACAACGACGCGACTTACTATGGTATCAAGCTCTGGATGGATGCATACATGACCATTGGCAATGCACCGATGCCATCCGGTGTGCTTTTCAAGTCTCCGTTGGGTGGATATGTTGGTTTTACTCAGCTCATGGCGGAATTGGAACAGGAATGGGCGGCAAGAGAGGCGTTTCATCTCACTATTGACGAAGAAGAGGTCGACGATGACGAAAGTACCGTCACTGGTCCCGTTACTCAGCCCGAATACGAGCCTTATGCACTTGACGATGACGATTCTATCGACGCGATGCTCAATATTCCCGTCAATATTGACTTTAACTTGGGATTCTTTGACGAGATGGATGAAGAAGACGTCTAAACTAGTTATATAACCGTTAATTTGAATTAAATTCACCTTTTATTTCACCTTTTTGTCTTCTTTTTCTTTCTTTTTTTCTTCTCCGTTCCTATCTCTTTCTTTCTCTTTCTCTTACCAACCTTAAGAGAACGTCTATCCTCTTTATCCCCCTTTTTGTACTTCTTTCTAGAAGACGTAGTCTTGGGGCGAGGATCTTTTTTTTGTTTTCTGTTAATCCTTTGGTCATCCTTGTAAAAGGGATGACTGACGTCATACTCCATGTCTTCGACATCATCCCCAACCCGTGATTCCTTTTGGATTTCCGATGCTGTTGGCCCCTTCAGGGCACTAAGCCAATCGTTAACGCTATCTTCGATAGCCGTTACCCCGTCTTTCCATTCCCGTTTGATTTCACCTACCGGGTCGTTCCGCCAGCGGCTGTCTTCGTCTTTACCTTTGCGGTAAGCTTCGTGCATCCAATCCATGAACTCCTGATCCGCATCTTCCACGCCGACTTCAACGTCGTGTATAGCTTGCTCTGTATAGGTTTCAGGGATTACAACCGTTTGATAATCATCGGGTAATGGGGGGATTTCTACAATATCCATTGGCAATGGAATTTCTACAACATCATCTACTTTCCCATATTTCCGCGGTGGCTGACCCTCTACCGAAGCGTCATCATCACTCACTACGTACACAGAATCTGCAATTTGGGGGTTAATTAACATTTAACAGTTACTTTTACAATTAACGATGAGGATTATGTCGAGACGTACTTGGAACGCTTGTGGTTGCACCACCATTAGAGCGATTAGCCATTACCGTATCGACTTGAGCATGTCTTGTATTAGCGGTCTGGAACCTGGATTCGCCACTCTCCGAAGAATACTGGATTTCTTGATTAGATACGACATGTGTTAACAAACGGGTAGCACTGGCAGGATCCCTGCAGTGAAACCGAAAGTAAATACAATCGTATCCAAAATCAATATAATTTCGCATTGCATTGTAGTTCTGCATTCCGAAACTCTCACCAGCGTTGGCACCTGCTCCGTTAGCCAACACGAATGGACTCCCACTGGTTCCGGCCCCCGTTTCTTGAACACCTTCTAAAGCGATAGGACTGCATAGTTGCGTAAAGTCCACTTCGTCTTTCACCTGACGCAAATGGAATTCTCTCTTGTGAATATCCTTCAGTCTTCCGCTTTCATAAGTGCGTTCAGCAGTCAGGGCGCGGTCCTCTAAATTAAGAAGCCCCAAAAACGGGACAAACACTCCCTGTAGTCTTCCGGTTTTGTTGCTATGTTGCTCAACATGGTAATCGAATAGTGACAACATGTCGGTAATTCTAACAGCTTCCCACCACCCATCATCTTCTTCTGCTGGGTTAAGAAGCTCGAATTTCGCCGCTTGTGAAACGATACGCCAAGAGTGGTATTTCTCGTTAGCAGTCAGCAAAGCCATCTTCGTTGTATTGTCATATGTATAGCTAAAACCACCAGCATTGGCGTATGCCTGCACTTCCCGGTTAATACCGTTAACATTTTGACATCCGCTTACAAACAACCCACCAGATTGACCCGGAAACAACATTGCATGCATTGTTGTTAACGTCTTATTGGAGTACTCCTTGGTCATCGTAAACTTCAAACCGACAGATTCCCCCACTTTTCCATCTGGTATTTTGGGTTGCATATTAGACCGGTCAAAGGGGCTAACAAGAGGTTTCAAAGCAATGGCACTTGCCCCCATTACTTTCTTTACAACCTTCTTCGTTGTTGGCCCCTTTTTTGCGGCCTTTTTCGAAGAACTCTTCTTCTTTGTCGTCGCAGTTGTGCGACGTCGCCTGGATGACTTCTTCGGCATTCTTCCAAAACGGGGTATAACAGCAAATGCAGCGAACAATACAAGCTATAGTTACTTTATTGGCTTCTGCTTCCAGACTAGCCATAAACGTTTTTATGGGGTTACCCCCTTTTTGAAAGAATTAGTCTTTTTTAATCCCATGGTCCCAATAAATTGGGCCCAGATAATTGGGGCCAGTAGAATTCCGTAGTCATTCTACTTGAGTGGCCCCAATTTGGAGCGAATAACATTCTATATTCGCTCCAAATTGGTGCACACTGTATTTCATACTGGATTGCTACATAGTGCATATCCCACGGGTGTAATGTACTGTTGGGATTTATGGCGCGTAGTACCATTCTTACATACTCACCAATTATCTTTCTGACACTCGCCATGTCCAGTTTTATGGACTCTCTCATAAAACGCTGGCAGGGGGGGCTTTCACACCACTGCAAAATAATGTCTGTCGCAAGTATTTCGACAATGGCGCTTGACCGTCTCTTAGATTCCCAAGATTCTCTTGTTCTTCCAACTCTTGATGGCACCATCCCCGCCATGGTCGACACTTCCGAAAAAGAGGTTGACCATAACATCGATGACGCCACAGAGCTTACAGATTACTCTGAAGAATCAAACCAACGCAATAAACTTGGGAGGTGTATCGTTACTTTGTTTCCTCCAGACTCAGAACCTAAGTGGCTCGATCCTTCTACATACTACACTGACCCTGCTTCGGTTGTCAAGATTTGGGTTGGTCAATTTGAAATTACACCTGAAACCAATCAAATCCATGCGCATATCTATATTGAGTTCCACCATAAGAAACGCCCAAAGTTTAACCTGTTCGTTAAAATGTTCACAGACGTGATTGGTAAACATGTTAATGTCAAAAGTCCCAAAAAGTCTAACAACACCCAAAGACAAGGTGCAGTTAACTACTGTATGAAGGACGAGACTAGAATGCCTGACCATCAACCGTATCTTTGGCCCGGTAACAATCCAGCCGTTGCATTCTGTCAAAAGTCATGGGATGCACGCACCACCAAGACTAGCCACAACCGACCATCCCGAGAGGAGTCGGTTGAAGAACAACGCCAATGGATCGAGTCTAAGCCAATGCACTGGACTTGGGACTCTATCGTTCATGAGTGTGAAGAGTCCAAAGTGTTGTTGGCTACATGTTCCTGGGGGCAAAAATACCATGCTGGTCGTCATGCTAGTACCCCACGACGGACAATTCGTGATGTGGTTATTATGTACGGTGCTGGCGGTACCGGTAAAACCACATTGGCTCATAAATGGGATGTAAAAGAAGATGAGGATTTCCAGCAGCGCTACTACCGTAGAAATCCTGATGATGGTAACTTTTGGGGCGGTGGACGTACAGCTTACAAGGGGCAGCGTATAGTCCACTTTGAGGAGTTCTGTGGTCAGGAACCCTTTCACCGTATCAAAGAGGTTTGTGATATCGGTAAAGAGGGCCCGTCAGTTAACATCAAGAATTCGGGAACTGATTTGAATCACGAGGTTGTACTCCTGACCTCAAATAACCACCCGGCTGGTTGGTACCGTAATCTCTGGGCAAAAGAACATAAGCAGTTCCACCCGTTCTGGCGCAGGGTTACTCAGGTATGGTTTTTCCCCGCTGAAAGAGAAGACGGCACCCCCAACACTCCAGACGAGCATAACCCCCCTTATATGATAGACCAAACCGAGGAATGGACTAACATGAAGGGAGATTATAACGCTTGTCTGAAGTCTGCTGCGCGTCACTGGCCGTTACCAGATTTGCAGTACACTAGCACTGATGGTTTAGTACACATCAATGACTATCACCCGCCTGAAAATAAGAAGCGCAAATTCTTTAATGCAAATACTTAA